ACCTAAATAAAGTTGATTTTAGAAAAGGAGTAGAGGGGAAATGTTTCAGAAGTTCAAATTTTATTTAATCAGCCTTGTAATTAGTTCAATGTTAGGCGGAATTATCATAGGTGCTAATTTCTTGGTCCATAACATCTATTATTTAGTTGTAGGTAAAGAATTTCATTTTAATATGTGGTCTTCCATTATTATATTTAGTATCGTATTTATTTCAGGTTTCGCGTATATGTTGAAGAAGGGTCCAGATATACTTGTTAATAATTAAACCAATAGCAATTATCGTAGGCGCTGCCGTGATCGGTTTAGCGTCTTATTTTATTTTGCATAGAAAAAGGAACCATAATAGGCTCCTTAATTCGATTCAGAAGTTGTGTAGTTTTTCTTAATGATATCTTTTATGTTGATAATTAAGGATATAAGGAATCCCACAGCTAGGACACCGTTTACCCAGTAATATGTATTACCTGATGTAAATTTATTATAAAAGGAATCGACATTATAATATACTAGGAGCGCTGAAAAGACAGTAGAGAGTACTAACATACCAAAACTTTTCATGATGTTCACCTCAATTCTAAAAGTTGTGACTTTTAATACAATTATACATATAGATAAAGAGATTTACAAAAGTGATTAAAAATATAATAAGGAATTACCGCGAGGAGGAGTTAGAGAAATGAAACTAAGTAAACAAGAACAAACAGTTATTATCGATCAGTTAACAAATAATGTTATTGGTATGGATTTAGTAAAACAACACATTGATCCTCAGAAATTAGAAAAGGCTGTAGCTATGCATAATGAAATAAGTGATGATATGACACCGAAGCAAACGAGAGAGGCGCTAATTAGTGTGTTAGATAAAACAATTGATGAATTCCTAAAAGCTTAAATATAAAAAAACTAATAGAGTCTATCGTGAGGTGGTGGTCGTGGCACGACAACGTAGCCCGGACAGAGATAAAGCATTTGAAATATATAAAGCAAGTAAAGGTGAGAGGCCATTAATTGATATTGCTGCTGAGTTAAACCTCAAGCCTTCGCAAATCAGAAAGTGGAAATCACAAGATAAATGGGATGAGCAATTTAATGGTAACGTTACTATTGCAAAAAGGAGCGTTACTAATGTTAAAAATCCCAAAACGAAAGAAAAATTAAAAGAGATTTTAGAGGATGAAGAGCTGACCGAAAAGGAACGGCTCTTTTGTTTATATTACGTAAAATACTTCAATGGTACGCAAGCTGCTATAAAGGCAGGATACACCAAAGAGAGTGCTCATGTTCAAAGTAGTCGATTATTAAGACGTGAACGAGTTGCTTCCTAAGCTATGACAGAATGGGAACTATTATGCTCTTCTTATTAAACGATAATGATGAGATTGTAGCTCAATTAGGGATGAAAGATGAATACTACTCCCACGCAATCACAAAAGCATACACTACCATAAATGACGGACCAGATGAGCGGACACTGATAGATGATACTGGTAGGACAAATGAGTCATTCACAGACTTTAGAGGTCATGTGATGTTAACCAGAGAGGGGAATGTCTGGACGGCTTATTCTGCTTTATACAAGAAAGAGACATACCAGGACTACGAAACTATCATTGAAACCTGGAGAGATACAAATAATTCTAATCCTGCTACTGCTGCAGTGGTAACGAAAGTAGCCGTAGGAGTATTTAAATACGGAGATTACAACCCACTAGACGCAACCTTTATAGAAGACTTGAAAGTGTACAAGAAGTTCAGTGTACCTGTAGATGCTACTCCTTATATTGTGGACCAGGGAGACAGTATTGTAATTGATACAGAGAGGGCTCTTGTAACGATAAACGGGAAGAACGCTATAAGTATTAAAGACCTATTCAGTGACTTTCCTGTCATAAAGAGAGGAGCAAATGAGGTTATTGTACGTCCTAAGGCTATAGGTACCGCAAAAATAACATATATGGAGAGATACAGATAATGAGAAAGCAAAGCGGAGATTTACACATAGTTGACTTTAAAACAAAGCTAGTAATAGGAGTTATACGCGCTCATGAATATGTAGAGGACAAAAGACACTGGGAAATTAAAAACTCCGTAGATATGTTAGACTTCAAAATACTCGAGAGCTCTCCTTATGAGCCTCTCTTGCAGCAACAAAATATCATCGTAAAAGAAACCCGTCCTGGTGTAATGACTCCTTATGTAATCACTGAGACGGAAAAAGACACTGTATCTAAGACAGTTACAGTTTGTGCTAGTGGGGAATGGACCTTGCTTGCAGGGGAATCTTATATAGCTCCTCAAAAGATTCCTTCAATGAATGCTAGACAATATTTAGCTATGTCCTTAAACGGATCAGATTGGACTGTAGGTGACGTTGAAGCTACAGGGACTCATAGTATGACTATTACGGAGTTTATTTCACCTCTACAGTTTAATAACATGATTACTTCTGCTTTTGGAGGCTATGAACTTCAATACAGAGTTATTGTCCAGGGAGCATTTATTGTTAAGAAATATGCGGACCTGGTAGAAAAGCGAGGCAGATTCACTGCTAAGGAGATAAATGTAGGAAAAGACCTGCAGGGAATTGTTCGTAAAGAGAACTCAGAGGGAGTTATCACTACACTTATAGGCTATGTAACTGTAAAGGGAGCAGATGGAGAGGAAAAAGTTATCACTGTAGCAGATGCTAACGGAGGTATCCCCTACGTAGTAGATGAGGAAGCCTTTCAACGATGGAGCATAAATGGGAAGCATCGCTTTGGATTCTATACTCCAGAGACTGATAATCAGAATATGACTCCAGAGCGCCTGCTCGCTTTGACCAAGACGGCTCTTAAGAAGCGAATAGATACTAATGTAGTCTATGAAGTTGACGCCGTCTCACTGGCTAAATTAACAGGTCTGACTCATGAGACAATCAATGAAGGAGACACTGTATACATTAAAGACAAAACAATTAGTCCTCCTATCTTCTTAGAGGCTAGAGCTATTGCTGCAGATGAGTCTTATAAAGATCCTAGGCAGGACAAGTTTTACTTTGGTAACTATAGAGAGCTATTAAATCGAGATGACGCCTTACAGCGTGCTTATCAACGTATATTAGCTAGTTTACAAGACAAGGTACCTAGTGAGATGTTTAATCAATTACAGGAGAAAGTAAACAGTCAGACTGATGCTATCACTGAGGCAGGAAAGAAAGCAGATGAGGCTCAGGAATCACAAACTGCAAAGGACCTTGCTACACAGGTGCAAGATAACATAGATAAAATGCAGACGGCTATTATTGAAAGCCCTACTGCTCCTGCAGAAGACTTAGAAGCAGGTAAAACTTTATGGTTAGACTCTAGCGATCCGATTGCTAAGATATTAAAACTTTAGAATGGCACTGACTGGGAACCTCTTGTACCAGATACTGTAGGGATTACTACAGAGATTACAAACATCAAAGGTGAACTAGGTACAAAAGTATCTGAGAAGCAAATGCAGGAGTATATTGGTGAACTTGGAGCGGATAATCTCCTAATGAATACTCAGTTTGTAAAGCATACACTAGATAGCTTCGGGAATATCTCCTTATCAACTCCTTCTCTAGAGAGGTGGAACGCTGACAAAGACAGTACAGATAGAAAAATCACAGTAGATGAAACTCGCAGGTATGGGAACAGCAGATCTGTTAAGATTGAAACAACTCACACTGATACAAATATCTGGCATGGTATCTATCAAGATGTACCTGCTTATCAGAATCAAGGAAAGTTCCAATTCTCTGCTATGCTCTACACTACAGATAAATATAATATTTCCTTAGGAGCTGCATACAAAATAGAGTTCTTTAATGGGACAACTTCTGTAGGAACTTACAAGCAAGTTGAGTTCCAAGACTCATTAATTGATAATCAATGGGTTAGATTTACTATGGAGCATACAGCACCAGACGCTCCTATCACACATGCTCGTATAGAGATATGGATTAGAAGAGCAGGGACTGTCTGGGTATCAGAACCTCAATGTAACGTAGGAGAAAAGCTCCCTACTTACTTAGAGAACCCTAAAGACATCGTAAACTATGACGCTATGGTTAAAGAGGTTGCTGATCGTGTTACTAAGACGGAATACAATACTCGTAACACCTCTTACGATACACAGTTTCAACAAACTACACAGGAGATAAACTTGAGAGCAAAATCTACGGATGTATACTCTAAACAAGAGGCTAACGGGACATTTGGTAGTAAAGCTATTGTAGAGAGACACGAGACAGAGTTTAAATTGAACTCACAGAATATCTCTCTTAAAGTTGACGCTAACAGAGTAATAGGAGCTATCAATCTTTCAAGTGAAGCCGCAGTAATTCAAGCTAAAAAGATTTACTTAGATGGTTACGTAGAAGCTAAACATATCCGCTCTGGTTCCCTTAAAGGCGTAGTAATTATGACAGAGGACCCGTCTAGCTCTAATAACCATATGAGACTAGAGAAGCAGAACCTTACTCTATATGGGACTGGAAGGTCACGTGGGTACCTAGGATTCGTACCTACCACAGATGGCTCCTTTACAGAGGCTCTTGTACTCGGAAATGATTACTCTGGAGCAGGTGGTAGCGTCAATGACTCGTTAGTAATAGATCATACGTCACCTAGTGCTACAAACTTCACAGATTCTGTAGCTAGTATAGGTCTTGCTTCTGGGAAGGACGCTAAGGGGAATATTCTTAAGAGTTCACATATCTCATTTACAAGATATGGTGGCACTAAAATGACTCTTAATTCCACTGGGAGTATAGATGTGGTTGCGAAGGATGATATTTATCTCAATGCAAGTAATTTAGGTGATGTTCGCATGAGAGGAGGAAATTATGATTTCCTATCTATAAGTGGCACGTTCACATTTAGAAAAGAACGTACGCAGATAACAAATGACTTCATATTAAGATTAGATGACACGGATGGATATGAAGCAGTTGCTACAACGTACCACAATATGCATATCAAGGTTCACAAAGGAACAAGAAACAAAGAAGGGTTCTATTTTCTTGAGAGATATGATCCAGCTCAGGGGATATATACGATGTATGCAAACGTAAACTGTAATAATCTATGGGCGGCTTATGATGTATCTGGTGTTACTTGGACTCAGCGCTCAACTAGAGAGATAAAAGCAGACATCCAAGAAATCCAAAGCGATGAAGTAGACGCTTTAATGTTGTTGAAACCTAGTCAATATTTCTTGAATAAGGATGTAGAAGAGTACGGGATTGAATACTTGAGAGAACATTCTAGTGATTTCCTACAATATGGTTTCGTTGCAGAGGAAACTCCAGAGCAATTCCAAGGCAGAGACAAGAGATCTGTAGTACCTTACTCATTGATTACTGTAAACATTGCAGCTACTCAGCAGATTATGTTAAGACAGAACGAACAACAAAAAGAAATAAACTCTTTGAAAGAACAAAACATAGCTCAAGAGGAAAGAATATCCAAACTCGAGGCACTTGTACAACAATTATTAGCTAATTAAGTGAGAGAGCAGCAATAAGCTGGTCTTTTTTATTTTGGAAGGAGTGAAAACGATGCAAGAAATTATTAAGTTAAAGCAAGAGATCCAACAAATTAAATCAGATCAAAAAGATATAAAGAATGACATTCGAAACTTAGAGTCTCGTACTTTAGGGAACGAAAAAGACATCGTTAATATAAATAAGCAACTTGATAAAAGCAGTGCTAATACCACATGGATTCTCCGCATCATAATTGGTGCGATTGTAACTGCACTAATTGGATTGTTATTGAAAGGAGGTGTATAAGACTTGCCACTTACAAAAGAAAATATTTTAAAACATTTGCGCAACTGGAAAATATGGGTTGCGCTTTTTTCATGCTTTGGATTAATTTTATCAGTCTTTGGAATGACCGGATTCGAAGGTAACTTGGATAAGGTGGAAAAAGCTGTTTATGTATTGGGAATCGCTCTAGGTATTTGGACAGATCACGAAGATAAAGGAGAAGATGCTTAATGAAAAAATCAATTAAACTAGCTTCCTCTGTATTTATGACTCTATTGCTCCTGTTAAGTTTCACTACAGGGGCTTTTGCTGATAGAACACTTATTATTCCTGATTTACCAAAGCAACCATACCGTTATGGTGTTGGAGCTTACGAGGGCGTTGTGGCGCATAGTACAGCAACACCTGAAGCGCCAGCTATTAATATTCAAAAGTATGAAACTCGTACATGGAGAAATGCATTCGTACACTATGCAGTCGATTGGAACGAAACAATTCAAATTGCGGATACAAAGTACATTGCTTATGGCGGTGGACCTGGTGCGAATAAACGTTTTGTACACGTAGAGTTATGCGAGACGGCAGATTATGATAAATTCAAACGTTCATATGATAAATATGTGAAGTTACTGGCTAAAATTTTACGTGACCGCGGATTAACTGTAGAAAAAGGATTATGGACTCACTATGATGTAACAAAATACCTTGGCGGTACAGATCACGAAGACCCACTTGATTATTTACGTAGTCATGGCGTTTCTGAAGCTCAATTCCGTGCAGATGTGAAGCGTGCATACAATAACTCTAGTGTGGAAGTTTCTGTGCCTGAGAAGCCATCTAAACCTGCTGAAATTCCAACGGCTGTAACAGATGGTATCGCTTATATTGAAGGATACAACATTAACTTACGTAAAGGACCTGGTACAAGCTATTCTAAGATTCGTCAGTTAAACAAACCAGAATCATATGTTGTGTGGGCTCAAAAAGATGGATGGTTAAATCTTGGTGGTGAGCAATGGATTAAATACGATCCTTCTTATGTGAAGTTCGATAAGAAAAGCACAGTGGATTCATCTATTGTAGGTAAACGTGTTGTTTCTAAAGTGGACAACCTACGTTTCTATGATTCTTCATCTTGGCAGGATAAAGACGTTGCTGGTACTGTAGATACAGGGTTAGGATTCAAGTTTATTGATAAAGTGTCTGTAAATGGTTCACCACAGTATAAAGTGCAAAACGACAGAGATAATGTATATTACATTACAGCTAGTCCGTATTATGTACAAGTAA